TCTGTGTTTGTGTATGTGTGTATGTGTTTGTGTCTGTGTTTGTGTATGTGTGTGTATGTGTGTGTCTGTGTGTGTGTCTGTGTGTGTCTGTGTGTTTGTGTATGCTCACCGTCGACCATCTTGTTCAGAAATACACAAACAGCATCAATTCGTTTAGTCGGGTCGTTGGTTGGTGCTGCCTCGGTAGTAAACCCCATCTCCAATGGCTGTATAATATCACCGTCGTCATTATCGATAAAGTCGTCGTTGAGTATGCCTATCGCGCTCTTACCTTCACCCTCGCCTCGATTGTTACCTGACCCATCAGCCAGACTAAAGCCTATCTCCATATCTTTGAAATGCTTCTGAATGAATGGTTTAACGACATCGCGAGCAAACCGCCTTACATCCATGTCCTCAGTCCATAGCTCGCACAATACTCTGAACTGTCCGGTTGTTGTCATCTGCCCGGCCACAAATCCAGGCGTTAGGCCAAAGTCCCAGCCAAAGCAAATAGGTAAGTCTTTGTGGAGTTTAATAAACTCTTTCGGGCAATGAATGCTGTCGTTATAGCTCGGGTAGACAGGCTTGCCGCTCTTGATAGCACCGTAGTTGCCTAGCACCATCACGTTGATATGGTCTTGTGTATTACCGGCTATCATGTCCGTGTAATACTCGAAGCCGCCCGGCAGGTGTGCAATGTTCTCGGCTTTGGGGTTTGGTATGTATTGATTGTCGATATGGAATAACGGTGGTGGGCCGTCGAAGAAATCGAATATCTTACTGACAGCTATCTTATCCTCGTCCTTGTTCTTTGAGGTGCGTAACACGCCCTCTTCGGCTAGCTGATACCACCAATGATCATCTTCTGGCGGGTTAGTATCCATCATGAGGGCTTTGCGCGTACAGGGCGTGTACATTATGCCGCCCTCTAAGTCTCCGTATTCTGGGCCATACAACTTCGGCGTGCCATCCACATTCCTTTGTTTTGGCGCATCATAGATTAATTCATCCCCTTGATAGACGTCTTCGTAACCATCGATAGCAGCAGGGTAGCGCCCGATTCTTTCCCGTGCCGCCTTAACGACTGCCCACGGTAATTCCTTTGCTTCATTGAGAAAGCACCATGTAACTTCCATGGATAACATCTTCTTGACATCATCGTCCTTATCGACAGCAAGAAAGATAACCTCAAGCTCTATCCACGTATCATCGTCAAGCTTTTGACGCAGGTTAGCAACGATGGCAGGCGACATCACCACCGGGCAAATGATTTCAGGAATCCATTGCTTCCAGGTTTTGAGTGTTGTGGTTCTGAGCTCTATTGAGGTGTTGCGGACGATGACGCCACGAGACTTGCGTATGCCTTCGCTGTTGGGTGCTTGCTCCAGGGATAGTCTAAGACCTTCTTGAATGCAGCATACGCTCTTACCGTTGCCTACCGGGCCTTTAAATCCACGTACTACCTTGTTTGAAGCGTGGAACTTTTCGGCTGTTGGGGAGGCTGTGTAGTTAATTACTCTCATTAAGTATTAGATGTTTACCATAGATTCATTTTATCGGCGGCAACAAACAAATCAATAAGGTGAATATTGTCAGGCTTGCTGATATCTACGCGCCTTGATTCACAGTCAACAATACCCGAATTGCCACCCTGAACAACGCCGAAAGTCTCACCGCTAACATCAAACCAGTGTGTAGTGTTTGCTTGCTGGTCTGTTCGTAGATAGTTAATCCTGCTTTTCTTGTCGTTTATATACAACCTACAATAGACGACATACTTGTGGCAAGCAGCGCAATCACAATGCCGTGTCATTTCTGGTTTATGCCGCCAATGGATGCGCCCATTTTTATCTTCAGAGTACAGCTCAAAGGCAGTTAGAAACATATTCCAAGCTATGGTTTCACTGGCGAAGCATAACGCCGGCTCGCCTTCTGGCTTTTCAAACCTGCCTTCATGGGTCCACGATAGAGTTATAAACCTATCGCCGTTAACTGTTTTATGTGTATTGGCTTCTTGGCTAGGGCCGATCTTAACCTCTACTCTATCAAGGAAATCAAGCCTGGCCTCTTCTGTGAATATACCTCTATGGTGAAACATCGCCAGACCCACTATCAGTAAGATTATCGACCTGACTTTTAAGCTCATCAATCTCATGCTTTAACTCGTCGACTGATACACCACTCCCGTAGCTCATGCTAAAGCTGATACCGTCCATGTCATCACTTAGGCTGTGCTCAACCGCTTTAAGCTTAGGCTCTGTGTATTCTGCTACTCGTGACCATTCTGCATTGGCGGCTTGTATTGCCTTAACTACGTTCTCATACTCTGGCTTTTCTTTAGGTTCGGCGAACAATAGACCATCTCGCTCGACATCTATTGTGCCTTCACTATCCATCATGCTATCAACCTTATCCTGCAATAACTTAGCATTACCGGCCATCTTCATTATCGGATGGAAATCATCACCATACATCTCTTGTAGCTTGTTTAATAAAAATTTTTTGTTCTTGTTGGGGCTGCCTGTTCGTGGGGGCATCTCGTTAACCTCGCTTTGTAGTCAACTATTTGACTTAATTACTTATTTTTCTGACAGTTATCAGTCAACACAAAATAATCTTGCCCTCACCACATAGCCGTCTTGCTTGAGCTCCTCCAGCTCTGGCTCTTGTCTCCAGTATAGCGGCCCACCTCTTGCTTTGGTATACATATCAAAAGCAAGCTTAAACGCTGCGTATGCCTCGTAGGGGGCGTGGTAGCTGTACATTGAGCAGCCGTCTGGAATTATATAACCATGGACGCACCACCCCAGAGAAATTACCTTGTCTCCGGTTACGCATGTATTGCAATCGGTAGACTCGCCAATCGCGAAGTGGGAGTATTGATTAGTAATGAAATCATCTATCCACCCGTTAACCTCTTTCTCTGAATCGGTCATCTATTTGGCTAGCTCGTTATATTCATTTATCCACGCTAAAGGTATTTCCTTCCCGTCCTTCATATAGCGCTCAATGGCGCTATAGACTTCCTCTGATCTTTGTTTTACGTGTAGCTCTATTGGCTTTAGACCTATGGGTGGCTTAGGCTTAAGCGCGCTGTCTATTGCACCGTGATATGCTGTTCCTCGGCCTATTGCACCCGCATTATCTGGTCCTGCAATCGATACGCCTTCTATTACTTCGTCAATGATTTTTAGAGCGGCGTTTAGCTCTACTTGACCGGTCCCTATGAAAGACGTTCCCTGAGAACCTTCTACTTCCCCGATGCATCCTAGAGCTGCGGTAATTTTACGCCTTAGATAAAGAAGCGTCATAGCTGGCGGCTCGCTGTAATCGACAAATAGTTCATCGACATTACTCTTTAGCTGCATTACTTTCGCAGTGTAACTCTTTGATGCTTTGCTCATTACTTAGCCCTCTATCGGCTTATTGATTGAAGGTTACTTTTTCACCGTCAAAATCCCAGTCTTTGAATAAATCAAACAGCTCGTCATGATATTCGTCATTGTCGTTACCTGGGTCGTCGTCGTGAGCCCTTATGTACTCCCGGATAGTGGGCGAGAACCGGTTAATAATCTGATCCTTGAATACATCGTGATTGCTCGGATCGCCCTCTGGATTTGGCCAAAACGGCGTCCTTCTTTCGATGACTCTAACCCCTTCCGCCTCGAAGGCTACAAGTAACAATTGTGGCGATACTGAGCCGCTACCATCTTTAGCGCCCCATAAGCCGAATCCGAGAAGGGTGTTGCCTATTACCGCCTTCCAAATCCCAATACCCTTAAACGTATTTGATTCATTTCTTACATTTAAGGGTAAATCCCCGCTCTCTATATCTTGCCCGCTTATTGCTGTTTGCTCTTTATAATGTGTGTACATGGTTATATTTTAACTCGTTTTGTGTTTTTGTTCTAATCTTCGCCTATCCGATACCCTGAACATAAGCTCAAAGAATAGGCATATTGCAACCAGAATCCATATTTCTATCAGTCCCGCGCTCATGATACGCCGATCCACACTGCATAAATAAGAGACCATGCAATAAGTGATAACTCTAAACCTGCAATATCCAACATAACGACTCTCCGTTTATTAGTGTACTGCTTTATCACCTGTTAATTAGTATTAATGTATTTCCAGCCCTTTACGTGTTCTCGCTTAATATCCCTATTTGCATCCATATTTCTAAAAATGCCCGTGTCTTGACAGGTCTTTTTGGCAAGACACTCCCAAATATTTTTTTCGTCATCCTCGCACGCTACCAGTACAATAACTTCAATCGGGAGATCGTCAACCGGGCGCCAACTATTATCGACTCCCATAGCCTTATCTATATCTTAAATAAGCTTATTAAGCGCCGCCTGAGCGTTATTAATGTC